TTCCGGGGGGCAATTTATCTGGTCAACCGGGGGGCAAATTCACTGAGTTTTTCCAACATGGTGGCGTTTTCCCGTTCTTATAGTCACAAGGACAACAAGGGCGTTTCAACAAGTTACTTTGAAACATTCACCGATGAAGAACATTGGCTTTGGCGCACTAACGGCGGCGGTGTAGGTGCGCAGCTTGTCGAGGGCTACCCCAAGCCCGTTGCAATCGGCAAAATCCCCGTTATTTACGGGTATCAAGAAAAGTTTGAAACCGAAGATGTGGACAAGTTGATTGACCGCTTGGAAACCCTTTTGTCGAACTTTGCCGACACCAACGATTATCACGCAAGCCCCAAAATCTTTTGCACCGGGCAAATCAACGGATGGGCGAAAAAGGGCGAATCCGGCGCGGTTATCGAGGGCGAACCGGGCGCAACGATGCAATATGTGTCATGGGCGAATGCCCCCGAAGCGGTCAAGTTGGAAATCGAAACCCTTATGCGCCTGATATACACCATCACGCAGACCCCCGACATTTCCTTTGATGCCGTCAAGGGTCTTGGCGCGATTTCCGGGCTTGCCCTGAAACTTCTTTTCATGGACGCACACTTGAAAGTGCAAGACAAGATGGAAATTTTCGATGATTACCTACAACGACGCGCCAACGTGCTTCTTGCATACATCGGGCAATTCAACACCGCACTTGCCGATGCTTGCGATGAAATGGACGTTGAACCCGAAATAACGCCTTACATCCTGACAAGCGAAATCGACGATTTGAATTATTGGCTTACCGCCAACGGCGGAAAGGCGGTCATTTCGCAAGAAGAATCCGTGGAAAAGGCGGGATTGTCAGGCGACCCCGTGGCGACCATGCAGAAAATCAAGGAGCAAACCACCGCCGAAAATTCGTTCATGGTCGGCGAACCAATCATTGACGCATAACATTTCCAAAAACCGAATCGACAATGAAAAGACTTTTAGTGTTTCTTGCTGTCGCCCTGATGCTTCTTGTTGCATCATGCGGCGATGGCAACACCGTGTCCGGCTATGTGGTCGTCAAACGGCACAACCCCGTCCGGCATTACACCACCCGCGATGCCGTGACGCAGACAACGCGCATCCGCACAATTCCCGAAATGTGGATTCTATATGTCGCGGATTCAACCGCCGTGCGAACCGTTCACGTTGACAAACTCACCTTTGATTCCGCCGTCAAGGGTGAAACAATCCGATTGCGATATGGCAAAGAAAGCGACTAAACCCGACCGCCCGGAATATACTTGCAAGGATTGTGCGTATTCCGAGAATTGGCACAACATCGGGGCGGACGGTCAACCCATCTTTTGCAACTGCAAGTTTCAAAAGTGGTGCAAATTCCTGAAACATGATTATTGCGAACATTTCACCTTGAAACGATGAGCGAAAAGCGAGAAACAAAGTTCATCCGGCGCGTGTGGCTCAACGACCCGGATTCACCATCGACGGGAAGTGTCGTTGCATACGACGGCATGGTGGATGATTACGACAATGAACCGTATCGGTCAACATTCATCCGCGTGTCGGATTGTCATGTGTCCGCGCATATTCATCAAGCGTCTTATGACACCCGCGATGAATTTATTGCCAAAATGCGGCGAATCCGCGATGTCCTGAATGACTTTATCACACATCTTGAAACCGATAACGACTAATGGCAAAGAAGCGTCAAAAAACAACCCGGTTTTCGATTCAGGGATTCGACTTGAACCATTATCGCACCACCGAGCAATATGCGGCGGCGGTGCAAGCATTGTTTGACCGTGTGACCCTTGCGATGGCGGAATCAGCTGCCCGGCGCAAGATTGACTCCGACAAGCCCTTTTCTTTCGATGATTACCCCGAAGTAAAAGCCGAATTGAAAAAGATTGTCGGGCAACTTGCCACGCAGCTTCAAACCACGATTGAATCAGGGTCGAAGAATCAATGGTTGTTCGCTTGCGAGAAGAACGACGGGTTCATTGCTTCAATCATGGACACGTCGAAGTTATCAAAGGCGCGGTTGAAGAAGATGCAAGACCGCAATTTGGACGCTTTAAGCACCTTTCAGGGGCGCAAGGTCGGCGGCATGGACTTGTCGCAACGTGTGTGGCGATATGTCGGGCAATATCGTGACCAATTAGAAACCGCCCTTGATGTCGGACTTGGAGAGGGGCGCAGCGCACAAGAACTTGCCCGCGATGTCAAGAAGAATTTGCGCGACCCTGACCGTTTGTTTCGCCGTGTGCGCGACAAGCGGGGCAACCTTGTGTTGTCGAAAGCGGCACGGGCTTTTCATCCGGGGCAAGGTGTCTATCGGTCGAGCGTGAAGAATGCCCAACGCCTGACACGTTCCGAAATCAATATGGCTTACCGGGAAAGTGACTTTTTGCGGTGGCAACAACTTGATTTCGTTGTCGGCTTTGAGATTCACCGAAGCAACCATGAACCCCTTTGCAAATGCAAGATGTGTGACCGCTTGCAAGGTCGCTATCCCAAGACGTTCAAGTTCAAAGGGTGGCATCCGCAATGTATGTGTTACGCCGTGCCAATCCTGATGGATGAAGAAACCTTTGATGAAAATGAATTGGGCGACCTCAAAGCAGCTTTGCGCGGCACGGAGTACAAGAAGAAGCAAGCAAAGAATCTTGTTACCGATGTGCCGGACGGGTTCAAAGAATGGGTCGCCGAAAATATGGAAGCGTCGGCGGGCTGGGCATCGACCCCGTATTTCATAAAAGACAACTTTGTTGACGGCGACTTGGCAAAGGGGTTGAAAATCGCATTGCCTGAACCCGAAGTTGACCCCGTGCAAGCACAACTTGACGCACTGATGCCGTCAGTTGAAGCAGCACGAAAGATTGCCGAAGAATGGGGGCTTGAACTTCGGTTGAAAGGTCTTGACGCGGCGGTGGCGGCAAAGGATGTCAAGGACATCAACAAATTCATTTCGCTTATCACGTCCGAGGGTACGAAGTACACCACCGAATTGTCGGCATTCTTTAAGGATGCCGCCCAACTGATTAAAGACATCAACGCCGCCGGGGTCGATGTGTTGCCGGATGTGGTCGCCGAACTCACACAATACATGACCAATCTTTCGGCGGACAAGTCGATGTGGGCGGACGGGTCTTTATTCTATAAATCGGAACTTGAAAAGGCAAAGGACAAGTTGCGTCAATATAAGGCATCGCCGGAAGCAAGATTAAGCGTTTACAAAAAAGGGGTTGTCGCGCAAGTCCGTGATTCGATTAAGACCGCAGATGAATGGGGTGTCAAAACAACCACCTTACGCAATTTGCTTGATTCTTTCCTTGCTGATATTGATAATGATACGATATTTGATAAGATGCAAGATGAAATGTATCGCTTGGATGGTCGCGTATATTCCGCAACTAAAAAGGCAGACAAATTCATTACTGATGCCGAAGTCTTGATAAAAGAAGCCGACGCATTGGGTGTTGACAGCACAGAATTGCGAAAGCAAGTCTTTTATTTGCGTGGGGGCGACCGGGCTTATTCGTGGGCGAATTTCAAACGTGATAGAGATGCGGCATTCACCAATTTGCAAGCAAAGGTTGAAGAAGCAAAGAAGAACAAGCCAAAGGATGAAGATTTTTCCAAAATGGAAGAACACCTTTCAAAATCCTTTAAGGTCAATTATAATGCCGTTTCCGAGTTGCCCAAGCCCCTTGCCGAAACCGAAATCATCGGGCGTGTCGGCGGTGGCGACTTAACGCAAGGGTCTTGTTCTTCTTTGGCATTCACATATTGTGCAAACCGCATCGGGCTTAATGTCCTTGATTTTCGCGATGGAGAAAGTCGCAGATTTTTCAGCCGGACGAGGAACATTGCAGAAATCGCAAGGAAACTTGGAGGCGTTGTCGAGGAAAGCAAAAACAACTTCACCGTTGCCCATAAGTTGCTTAAAATGGTTGAAATTGGCAAAGAATATTATTTCACTTGCGGACAACACGCCGCAGTTGTCAGGAGAACCGCAACCGGGCTTGAATTTCTTGAATTGCAGTCCGCGACAAGTAATGGTTGGAAGCCCCTTAATGATACCGTCTTGAAGTATCGTTTTGGCGCAAAAAAATCTTGCACCCGTGGTGGTTTCACCCTTTCGATGCAAGGTTGTCTTATTGAATTAAGCCTTTTCAAAGGCAATTCAGGATTTAAGAAGATTATGGGTTATATCAATACCGCAGAATCAGAACAAAAGAAAGGAAGCAAGGGAACGACAAAATAAATTGTCATTTTCTATCTTTGAAGAAGTCCGCCCAATACGGGTTTTCTTTATCAAAGATTGCTTTTTGCTTCTTGCTCAACTTATGGGGATAATCGGCGAAAAGGTTAAATATTTGCTTCTTGTCAAATGTGAATAATCTTTCGCCGATTACGCACGGTTGTTGAATCCACCAAATTGAATCGGTGTCGTTTTCTTTGTAGAAAATAAATTCATTGTTTGCCATGCTTCTTTCGGTCTATGTTGCCCCGGTAGATGGCGCAACGGTTGTTCTTATAAGGTCGGTCAGGCGCAAGCCCGTAATTCCACAAGGTAGTCAGCGACACCCCCAATTCATCAGGGGTGAAGCGGTCGAAGATGGCGGCGACTGACCCGAAATAATAGTGTCTATCATCGCCCAAGCAGACGTGAACGACTTGTTCATTCTTCATGTCACTTTTGATTTGGATGCGGTTTGCATCTTTTATGGCGTTTAATATGCAAAGATAACGAAATTTTGCCGCAAATTCATCGCTTTGGATATATTCAAGCACTTCATTTGTCAGCATTTCAATAATTTCAGCGGGCAAGCCGCTATCGGAAATTTGACTTTCACACTTCGACGCAAGGCGGCGAAATTCTTCAAGTTCTTTTGGCGGCACACGTTTCAATGTTTCCGCAAGAAGTTCATCGCCCCGGAAGAAAAAGGATTCAATCATGTTGGCGGTTTCCTTGCGAATCGGTTGCACGGGTGCAGTCAATCGAGGAATCCAAGACGGGGAAAGCCCCGAATCACCGCCACCGTCACGGGCGGCGAATCGCAATGTGCCATTCACCCATTGTTTGAATTGGTCTTGTTCTTTTGTCATTTCGTTGTTGCGTTGAAGTCGAACCATTCACGGGGCGAATTGACCGCCGCTTTTTTGATTTCCCGGTAAAAGGCTTTGTTCAGCTTACGAAGCCGGGCAAGATATTCATGGGGTCGCCAATTCCACCCCGGCATCACTTCATTGTCGGCGGCGTAAATTCCGCCCGCTGACGGCTCAAAATGTGCGAGGGCAACCAAGTATCCATTCTTGATGAAAGCGATGTCAGAAACGCCGCCTTTGGTTTTCTTGGGGTATCTTATAGACTTGCACCCGGAATAATATTCTTGGATGCGCTTTTGTTGTTCAAGGGCGGCGCGGATTTTCGCCGTCTTGTCCTTGCGGAATGCCACGATGTCGGCGGCGACCTTGTGGCGCAATTCCGCAACATTGATGGGTTCTTTCCCGGTTGCGATGTCGTAAGGCATCAACCCGTCCATGAACATCCGCACGGCACGGGTGAAGTTTTCTTTGTCCACGATTTTGTCGTGTAATTCGGTCAGGAACTCAACCGAAAGGTTGAATCGTTCCGAAAGGCTCTTGATTGTCGATTCCATTTTGAAAAGGGTTGATTGCATGGTCATTGCATTTTATTTATTGATTTGCTTGATTGTGGTGGGGTAATATTGAGCGACGAAGCAGAGCATCGCAAAAGCCGCTTCAAGCGGACTATCGCCGACACAACATGGCGATGCTTGCCCGTAGTAAGCACACCATTTGCCGGACAAACCGTGTTTCAGGGTCAACGGCATTGGATTGGGTTCAGGAATGATTGTCGGCAACTTGTTCAGGATGTCGCCCAACGTGTAAGCGGGCGACGTGTGCGGCATCACTTCATCCGACACGGCAATGGTCGGAATGATTGTGAAGATGGTTTTGTCAATCGTTGTTGCGACATGACCCCACCGCATTGATGCGTCCGTCGTGTCTATCCCCGTGCGCTTTAATGCGTCCATTTGCGGGATTGTAAGTGCTAATTCATCCATCACTTCTTGCGTTTAAGGATTGAAAAGAACGTAACGACTGGAAAAACTCAGTGAATTTGCCCCCCGGTTGACCAGATAAATTGCCCCCCGG